GATTGCCTGGACCACTCATCCCAGTGATCGAGCAGCGATTCATCTAATGAATGAAGCGACTGACCGACCGTGATCCAGATGTCGTAATCATCCGTTGCCTCTGGAGGCATACCCCACATTGCTTCCAATGCCAGTTGCATATCCCGTTCAAGGGAAATTTCAGCGTGAATGGCAAATGAAGGTCCAATGATGCGAGTGGTTTCTTTTGCCGGAACGCCTTGCTTGACATTCTTTTGGACAATGGCGTTCAAAAGCCAGTCCGGAAATTCAGGCAACCGATCAATCCACTCAAAGCCCTGGTCGGCAGCAGTGAAATAACCTTCCGTCTCTGGGTGCAACCCCATTAACACACCCTGGTGCCGTTTCCAGAGAATCTCTAGCTTTTCTTTCTCCCCTTCAGCGTGCCAGGTGTACTTGTTACGTACGAAATGCTTGTGCGAATCCCTGGAAAGTCGGTAAAGTTTCCGTTCACGACCGGGTTTACCGCTCAGAATGGTGAGGGTATCGGGCAGTGCCTTCTTAAAAGGAAGTTCTGCGATGGATTCGATGAGGTCGTAGACGGTTTGACCGTCGACATCAACCCAGACCAGGCCATAGGGATGGTTGTAGACCGGACCACCAAGAAGTCCTACCGCTTTACAGCGGCCGGATAAGATCTCCTCTTCTATTTCCGTTGGGCTAAACGGTTTGTTTTGCCAACCCGCAACATAAGGATCCTTGTTGGGACCTAGTGGAGTGAGAGGCCAATCAATAGGGATATGATCAAGCTTGATTTCGCCGGGCTTGAGGGAACGCTGGTTGATATTGGTCATGCCTGGCTCATCGGACGAACTTCTACTTTAAAGTTTTTATTCGCAAAACTTGCCTCCTTCAGCAGTAAAAACGCGTGAAGATGCATGGGAGTGGGTAGATAAAAACAATCCCCATCCATCGCATTCATCATGCGACTCATGAGACTATTCATCCACTCACCCATGAAAACTTGAATTTCCACGGGAGGGCTTGATCTGATGTTTTCTTATCCTACGGCGACCAATCCAAAGGATCCATTACGAGTTTCTAAAACTTAGCGAGTCTTACTAGACTCATCCAATGGTTCTTTTGCTTCAAATTGTTTCATTAGCCTTTGATACACCAGTAGAGCATCCTCTTTTGTTACCACAGCTGTTTGGCAGGCCACATCCCAGGCATGTCGTTTCCGATTCTCCAGCTTGTTCATTTTTATACCAAGGTGCTGTTAACTGCATTGCTCCACCCAGTTTTTGCGATTCACCTGTTTGGAGCACTGGATCAACTGGATACTCCCTGTAGATTGGCTTGTTTTGTTTTTCAAGTTTAATCTCAGCTTGTATACGATTTTCCAATTCGATCATATCAAGCCTTGCCTTGAGCTTGGCTTCAAACCAAATACGTTTCCACCATTGAATCAAAGCATCAATGATGTCATTAAATAAAAGTTTGAACATGGTATTACTTCGATATAATTAGTTTATAGGTTTTAAAACTATGCGAGATACACGTACCGGCGCTGCACGTAAGCAAACCCCTAAGGGTGTGGCAGTTGATCGAGCTGGAAAAAAAGGAATGCCCGCTCCGCAGCCACGCAAGCAAAGTGCTTCTGCCCCCAAACCTGCACCCAAGGGAACACCTATTGCCCCCCGTGGCACGAGCACAAAAACACCTAGCACCGCTTCAGCCAAAGATGCAGCTCGCACCAAAATGGAGCAGGCGCGTGCAGCAAAAGAGGCAAAAGTAAAAGCAGAAGCTAAGCGTCCAGCTCCTCGTGGAAGCGCACCTGAGCGTGCAGCTGCTGCAGCAAAAGATGTACGTGGTCGCATGTCTGGCAAGCCAGCGCCTCGGGCTCCACGTTGATCATCGCCAGTTAATTTAGATCAGGTCGGGATCGTACATGTTGCAGTTCTCGACCTGCGCATAGTATTCTGCAACAATTTTGCACCAGTCTTCTCTTAGTGAATCAAGAAATCGCCTGGAGATCTTAAAGACTTGAGTGCGGACAGGCGTTGACACCAAGATGGCAGCTTGTTGGACCCTCATTCCAAGGGTCTGTTCAATTGCAATGTCGTAAGCAGCGAGTTGCTTGCACGTCTTTTTAAATTTCATGTGACCACCTAAGAGATCACGCCATTCCGGCGAACCTTTCTCTAGGTCTTTAGGCCACTGGCGACTATAAGGTTTGACACTGGTCTTCAAATCAGCCAGCGTTAGCTTGTTATTGGCAACAGCAATAATGTCAGGAGCACCAGCCCAAGCACGGCCTTCGTCATCACAACCCCAGACGCGAGCAACATCGTCAGCGCCGATAGTAAAATTAAATTTATCCAGAACCGGGGATTCGGCCCAAAGGACTTCTTGGAACTGATCCAGAATTCCTGGCATACCAGCCCAAAAGTCCGCATACTCGTCTTTGATTTCCGGATTTTTATTCCCTTTGAGGTACTGCTCCATACCATAGTGAATGGCAGTGCCCCGCTCGGCTGCTTGTTCTTTGACACCTGGATTATTCTTCGACCACATTTCGAGCTTCCGTTTGTTTGCTTCGGAAGCTGTCTCGCTAATGATAGTAGTTACGGACGGCGCAGGTCCAGTGGGTAACGGAGTTGTATAGTGACGTTTTCCGTTAAGCGTAATTCTGGCTGCGGTCCTATTAAGGTCCCGCATTTTTTCTGGTTGCTTATCCTTGGCGTCTATCCAAGGATCACTTGTATTTAGTTTAGCAACCATTAACAGGTTTTGTATATTGCTTATAATGTAGCAGATATAAAACTAAGAATGGAAGAGTTTAAGTTCATTATCCTGACAATCTTGTTCGCTATGCTGAGCGCAGCATTAATCCAGCTTGCACCCCATTGGATCCACTAACAAAAATCTGGCTTTCCATCCAGGGTTGGTGGTCATGCCTTGAAGTCCTGGCGCAAATTTTATGGACCTGTTTTAAGCTGAACTGGGATTTGATCTTGGTATGGTGTGCAACATTAGCCGTTTTTATTACTGTGATCCTTCGATTGACGTAAAGACGTTCATCCAACTAGAAGAACGCAGCCGTAACGGCGTTGCATACGACGACATCGAAACAGCAGAAGCTGATGCATTTGAGGCAAAGCTCCTGGAAGAGCAGGAGCCTTACCTACGTATTGACCTTTAGACAGTTGCCAGATCGTACGTGATCATTTCCTTGACCATATCCTCGAAAGCAATCTTGGGCTCCCACCCCAGCTGCCAATAAGCCTTGGTGCAATCCCCAAGGAGAGTATCGACTTCAGCTGGACGATAAAACTCTGGGTTAATACTGATCACAGTTTTATCAAGCGTCTTGCTGAATCCGATTTCATTCACGCCTTCACCTCGCCATTCCAGGTTCAGGTTGAGATAGTTTGCAGCAATCTCACAGAATTCACGCACGCTGTGCTGCTTGCCCGTTGCGATCACAAAATCTTTAGGCAGATCTTGCTGCAGGATCAAACGCATTGCCTCGACATAGTCCTTGGCATGGCCCCAATCCCGCTTGGCCTCCAGGTTACCCAGCTCAAGAACAGGGATCTTGCCACGCATGATACCCACCAAACCCTTGGTGATCTTCTTGGTCACGAAGTTGTCACCACGGATAGGGCTCTCATGGTTAAAGAGGATCCCGTTGGCGGCAAATAAGTCGTAGCTCTCGCGGTAATTAACGGTCAGCCAGTAGCCAAAAAGCTTGGCAACGCCGTACGGACTCCTGGGATAGAAGCCAGTTTGTTCATTTTGAGGAAACGTCTGGACCTTACCAAACATTTCAGAGGTCGATGCCTGGTAAAACTTTGGAGGATCAACAGGAGTCCGGCATGCCTCCAGGACATTCATGACACCAATTGCATTTGCCGCTGCAGTGCTGACAGGAGACTTGAAGCTGACACCAACATGGCTTTGGGCGGCGAGATTATAGACCTCATCAGGAGCAAAGTCCTGCACAACCCTGGTCAACGAGGGTGCATCGGTTAAATCTGAGTACTCAACAACGACACTCTTAGGAATTTCACCACCAAAAACCCATTTAAGTTTTTCGAGATGATTGGGTTGGGTATGGTTTCGGACGACGCCACAGACTTTGTATCCGTTATCTACCAGATTACGTGCCAAATAGGAACCATCTTGGCCAGTGATTCCAGTGATTAGTGCGCGTTTCATTTGCAATATCTGCGTGGTTAAAGTATAACCATTAAAAACGCATTGAGTCATGTCGCATACGACGGTGTTTGATTGGCCCCTTCAGAAGAACACCATTGGGTGGCAAGAACGCCTGGCGCTAACAAAATTTGTTTTAACTGCAGATCGTTTCACCAACGGCCCAGAGTGCCGTCAATTTGAAGACGAATGGAGTGAATGGCAGGGTGCACCATATTCCCTTTATGTTGCCAATGGTTCTGTAGCAAACTTCCTACTGCTTGATGCAGTACATGAGTACTATTTTCCTCAGCAAGAACAGCTGACCATCTTTGCACCAGCCATCAACTGGGCTACCAACATCTCAACGTTCTGCCAGCAGCACCACAAGGTCTATTTTTACGACATTGATTACGAGACCTACAGCCCAACCCGTGAATCCGCCAAGCAACTAGCCGATAAAGGCATAAAGCCTGATGTCGTCTACTTGACGCATGTCCTTGGTATCTCCAATGACATGGGACGAATCAAAGAACTGTGGCCCGATGCCATTGTTGTTGAGGACTGTTGCGAATCTCATGGCGCACGTGACGCCAAAACTGATGTAAAGGTCGGCAATACAGGCGTCGGCTCGACCTTCTCCTTCTACTTTGGTCACCACATGACCACCATTGAAGGTGGCATGATTTGCGTCAAGAACGAAGCACTTTACAACCTGTTACGTGCCAAGCGTTCTCATGGTCTGTCCCGTGAGATGCTGCCGTCCTATCGGAATGACCTTCAAGAGCGTTACCCCGACGTAGATCCAACCTTCTTGTTTCCAACCAAGGGTTACAACTTCCGCAACGTAGAAACCGGTGCTGTCCTGGGGCGCGTCCAACTAAAGAAATTGGATCAATGGAATGCCCAACGCAGCATGAACTATTGGACATTCCGAGAGGAAATGATTCACCGTCCTTGGTTTGATACCTTGCCGGACGTGGTTGGAAACAGTGCCATGACACTTCCTTTCCACTGCAAAGATCCTGATGATGCCAAAGAAATCAAAAAGTTTTTGCAGTTGATCGGGATTGAGACTCGTCCATTTTTGGTTGGCAACCTTCTCCGTCAACCCTTCATGGAAGACTACGTGTCTGTAATTGATTTGCCCAATAGCGAACGCATGCACACCCATTCGTTCTACATTGGCAACAATCACTTCATTAAAGAAGCAGACATCAAGACCCTTTCAAAGTTGATGGACAAATGCGGGTACTGATTTGCAGCATTATTCGGAACAGGGAGCCTTTCCTGTTTGGATGGAAGGATCAAATCTTTTGTCTCAAGGATGAAAATCCTGACATCACTTTTGATCTTTCCGTATTTGAAAACGACTCAACCGATGGCACTGTTGAGTACCTCAAAAAGGCTGAGCCAGAATTCAAAGAAGAACTAAACAATGTATGGATCGAATGCCTGCAAAAGGGCTGGCCATATTTTGGTTCGATTCGTGCCGAGAAACGTGTTGAGTATTTAGCAAAAGCACGTAATGAATGCCTGGAAAAAGCTGATCAAGAAGTCGGCCTTCAGCACTACGACAAGATTATTTTCATTGAGCCAGACATTGATTACAACCCAGAACAAATTAGTCGGTTGCTTCAAGTCGATGACGATATCGCATCGCCTTACAGCGTCCACCCGATGTATGTCCAAAGTCACCGCTGGATCTATGACAGTTGGGCAACCCGTTTAGAACCAGAGGATGACATCTTCAAAGGTCCACGTATCTTTGACATGCCTGATCGCCTGAGCGTGGCAGCCACGTTCAATTGTTTCTGTGTCTACAAAGCCAAACCCTTTGCAGAAGGCGCACGATTCTCTGGTATCAACCCATTGACCGATACGTGGGACTGCGATACGTCCAACATCTGTTATGAATTTGCCAACCGTGGTTACGGACGGATTGGGCTTTACAATATTCTTCTAACCCACTTAGGAAACTAAGGCAAACCGTACCGTCTATTCAAGTTCTCCGTATTTGTACACCATGGAAAAAATGCCAGAATACATCCAAGCGATACAAGAGGGTCAAACCCTGGTCGCAAACCACAACAAACTTTTGGAAAGTTTATTGTTATCGAGGCAGGCTAATGACAACAACCTTTATACTGACGAAACAACCAACGGAATCGCAGATGGCTCTTTCGACGCAGGTGAAGGATTCAGTGGCTCAAGCAACGGCACACCTGCGTGATGCGCTTGCGTTTGCTGCACGATCCGAACATCCAGTCACCATCAGTTCGTTGTCTGATCTCTTGATTCGCTGTGAATCACTAGAGCAAATGGATGAGATTATGCAGAAGTTTGGTTCGTCTTCTAACAGATCAGGTAATTTACCTTCTTAAGAGTGGACAAGAATGAACGCTATCGCGTAACAAAGGAAGATATCCTTCTTAAATATTTTGCTCAGCTGGAGCGCTTACTACCTGAACCTCCAGCTAATTGGGCTGCAAATGCTAAACCATGTAAGTGGGCTAAAATATTAGAAGAACGTAAAGATAATCTTAATGGCACAAGATGATAGCAAGTACACAAAACCTGAGTTACGCGAAAGGATTAAAGATCGCATCATGGCAGGTGATCGTGGCGCTCGAAAAGGTCAATGGAGTGCTAGGAAAAGCCAACTGCTTGCGCAAGAGTATGAAAAGGCTGGTGGTGGATACAAGGGTGGCAAGGGTGAAAAGCAAAAGTCTTTAGAGAAGTGGGGCCGCGAATCTTGGATGACCAAAGATGAGTATGAAAAGCGGAGTAAAGCTAAAGCTGCCGCCAAGAAATATAAGGAAAGCAAGTGATGGACAAAGCAATTCAAAAGGGATACACCAAACGCTACTTACCGGAGTCTGCCTGGGCCTCATTGTCCAAAGAGGAACGCGAGAAGACAGACCAAAAGAAACGCACCGCTAGCCGCGAAGGAAAACAGTTTGTTCCAAACACCAGGAAAGCAAAATTAGCTGGACGGGCTGCACGTCGTTATCGCGACAGTAAATCGTGATATCCTGACAGCGGAGCAATACCGCTCTAAGGGTAATAGTCGAAACCCTTTCCACGTTACGAAACGTGGTGCTTAGCAAAGCGGGAAGGAAGTATGACCCCGGTTTAGTACACCGGGGTTTTTTGTGTATAATTATTGAGTTCCCCCTCTCTTTTCGATGGGGCAGCTGGGGTGACTCGTTAGGCAAATAGCCTAGAAGGAGAGCCGAGATAGAGGTCAGGTCCCTGTTGCGTTCAACGCAACGCATCACACCTGATCCATCTATTTAAGGGTACGACTTAATTTTTTACATTTCAATTCTTGTTTAAATGAAACCACGCATTTATGTCTACAAGGTTTCTTTTGAAGAGATACCACATTGGTACTGGGGTGTACATAAAGAAAAAACATACGGAGAATTTTATTTAGGTTCTCCAAAAACACATAAATGGATGTGGGATTTCTATACTCCAACCATTGAGATTGTAGAATATTTTCCGCACAGCGAAGAAGGCTGGAAAAAAGCACAAGAGATAGAAAATAGATGCATCAAGCCAGATTTAAATAATTTTTTATGTTTAAACGAACACTGCGGATCTGTTACGTCTTTAAGAGTTTGTCAAGAAGCAGGTAAAGCTGGAGGTACAAAAGGAGGACAAACTACATTTGTTTTAAAAAAAGGAATACATGGAAGATCTTTAGAACAGATGCAAGCGGATGGAAGGAATGCAGCCAATTGTTTACATCTTAAAAAAGATAAAGACGGCAAAAGCGTTCATGGGTTAAAGGCAGCAGAACGTTTACAGTCAAGCATGAGTGTAAAAGAAAAAACAAAAAGAAGCAGAAAAGCTGCTAGTACAACTAATAAACAAATATGGCAATCTACTATTGATGGTTTCAAGGGAAGAGCTTGTAGCGTAGCTTTGCATAACAAAGCAAATGGCTGGGATCCTGCAGCAAGAGTTAAAATAAGTTAAAGTTAAAGCAAGGGTACCACGAGGAAAGTGCGTATTAAACGAAGGATCCCCTAAGCCGCATCGTAGATTATCGTCGGCGGATATCCTCGCCCTATTCCGGGATGTAGTAGAAAAGTATCACGCTGCTTTTGGGAAGCAGAGGAGAAGGGGCGGTACCTTCCATCCCGATATCAACAATTTCAATAAATACCTTATATTAATTAAACGAATAAAAGTCATGCATGCCCTGGAGTCAATCCAAGGAACGTATCAATAAGAATCGAAAGAAGCTGTTGGAGTACAAGCAGACTTTGCAATGCAAGAAGTGTGGACTGGACGACCATCGAGTCTTAGAGTTTCACCACGTAGGGGATAAGGATAACAATATCTCCAGCATGGTGAATCATGGCTACGCTTGGAGCAGAGTAGAAGAAGAGATTAGTAAATGCATACCGCTATGCTGCAACTGCCACAGGCTTGAGCATTGGGTTAGTTAGTTAGTTCAGACCTCTTGCTTTTGTGGCACGCGCATAATCTTCTTTAATTTTTTGAAGGCGTGGAAGCAAGAGACTGTTTGGATTCTCTCTTAATTCTTGTCGATAATCCAAATCAGATTCAATGGCAAGTTGTTGAAGCCGAAGGTTTGGCACCTCTTCAAAAACAGCGGGAGGTTTAGGAAGTGCTTCTTGAATTTGGTTTTGAATTGTTTGGCCAACGCCTATGGCTGCTTTACCAATAGGTGGTATTACCAGATCATTAACACCTTCTTTAAAGGATTCAACGCCTCGTTGATAAAGCAAATCAGGATACAAGAATCCTTGCTTGGCGTTACCGCCCATATGAGTTTGCGACTCACCAAGCATTTTCCCTGTTACATCTGACGCAAAACGTTCTGCATAATCTTCTTCTTTTGCATCAGACAGTGCAGTTGCAAGACCACCAGCTATGCGAAAAGGCGCAACTGTTTGAGCAAAAGGAGATAGTTCTCCACCAGTTAAACCTTTGACTACAGCAGCTGGGACATCCATTGCTTGCCCTAAAATGCCTTCAAAGATAGGACGAGAACCAGCTCTACGACTTTTATCTAAATGTCCAGCTTCATGCGCAAGTGTTGAGAGAGTATTCAGATTGCCAGGTAAATAAATTTGGTTTTTAAGTGGGTTGGCATGAGCTGCCCCAAGATAACCAAGTCGCTCCCCCAAAATTGCAACTGGATTGGTTTCATTTACATTTCCTGTAATGTTTGCTGAGATGCCTAATTGCCTAAGCATATCAATAGCCTGCGGCGTTGCTTGTCCTCTAGCATCAAGTGCAGGTGAGAGAAAATTTGCCCCAGCTATGCGGGTGTAAGGCTTTGGCGAAGACAGTAATTGACTATGTGGTTCGGTTAAAGCACGTTGAAGTTTAGCTGTCACAGGGGAAGCAGTACCACCCCCTGGCAACCAACCACCCAACTGCTTATCCGCTTGGCGATAACCAGACGTTACTTGGTTAAGAAACTTCTGAAATAAATCCATTTTCTTCTTGACTATGCGTTTATTTTAAGCTATGTTTTTCGTAGTTTAATTTTCGTAATGCAAGAAAAAGTTTGTAGTCTTTGCAAGTTATCAAAACCCCTTGACTCTTTTTATAAAGAGTCTCGCGTTAAAGATGGAAGAGCTCGACGCTGCAAAGAATGCCACGGAAAAGTAACAGAAAAATACAGAAAGAAGAACCCAGAACTTTATAGAAAAGCGAGCTTAAAACACTGGAATAAATTAGACGACAAAAAGAAACACTCTAACTGGTTAAAAAGATATGGCTTAAACAGTGAAAGTTACATAAAAATGTTTGAACAACAATTTGGATGTTGCAAGATATGTAAGAAAGAATGCTCCTCTGGTATGAATTTATCCGTTGACCATTGTCATAAAACAGGAAAAATAAGAGGGCTGCTTTGCAAAAAATGCAACTCAGCCCTTGGTATGTTTGAAGATAATATTCAATATTTTGAAGAAGCTATTATTTATCTTAAGAGTTCCTAAGTGTGGCCTTTATCATCCAAGCGGCTTTAAATGCTTGACCGCAAAGATCGGCCATGTAATTTTGAATATCAATAGCCCTGATTTTTGCTGCTAAACTTTCTAATTTTTTAGTCTTCATTCCTAGTTCTTCTAGGTTTTTATAATACACAGTTAACATGTCTGTGTTTTTATAGCTAGTGCAATGTTGAATTCCAGGGCTGGCATCACCTAAGCCGACGCTGCACATAGGCATTAGGTAGTCCATTGATCTGATAAACTCTGCAAGAGTATCAAACTGTGCTAGATGAGCCTCGTATTGACCTTTAAGGAATTCGTGGAGACCCAAGAAATTAGAGCCTTCAATATTCAGGTGAATGAGATGGGATTGTGTCTCAAGTTCCTTGAGGTAGGAACAGAGGGAAATGCACTGCTGGATGAAGGACCCGACATCACCATCCTTTGATTTACCAGGTGCTTTGGGCTTGGGTTGCGCCTGGGGCACCACTCCAATATTGGGTGATTCCACCCCCATCTGGGGTGACTGCTGCACTTGAGGACCAGGAGTATACATTTTTAACTAATAATTATTGTCCAGTGTAACCAGGAACGCCTACTTGAGTGCCAGCTTTATAGCCACCGTAAGGAGTAGTGCGCCGCGTGGAAGGATCATACGTAGCGCGTCCACGGAACCTTTGATACCACGGAGAAGAGGCAGCTTCACTACCCATATTCTTCATGGCAGCAACAAGACTTTCACCTGCGGTTTGCATGCTACCAGAGGGAGGTGTTCCAGATTCAGCGGCACCGCTAGCCACTTGATACATGCCTTGCAAACGACGCTCTTCTCCCTTAAGACGTTTATAGAGATTACGTTGTGCAGTTCCCTTTTCACCTTTACCACCACCCAGACGATCTAGCATTGCTTTTTTACGAGCAATACTTTGCGCTTGCCTGGACAGTGTTTCTTGTCCTTCCAGGACTCCACGACCTGCTAAGTAAGGAGTAAAGGTTGCTTCACGCACTGCAGCTAAACCTTGGCGAGCAGCTTCCTCTTCCTCTGGAGATGCAAAACCAGTCGCTTTTTGTTGACGGAACAGATCTTCTGCCTGGCCGTAAGCCTGCTTGTAGTCTTCGTAGTTTTTAGCACGAGCAGTGCTATAGGTATCGGATGCTGCACGTCGACGCAGGAAAGAATCACGAGCTGTTTCCCCTTCTCGCCGTGTATATAAATCAGTGGCTTCTGCAATCAGTTCGTCAGGTGTTTTAAAACCACCATAACGCTGCAGAGCAGAGCCAAAGTCACCGGCCACAGTGCCTGTAGATGCTTGACCAAAGAACTGACCGTAAGGGTTTTTGGTTGGATCAGCTAGATATCGCTCTAAAAATTGTTGCGACAGCGACTTGGTTTCTGCAGTAGGGGTAACAGCCACAATCTTTACTTAACTGTTGACGTATAAATAAATTCTACAGCTATGTAGCTTACTTTATTACCTTGTTACTTCCTCCCAATTAATTGCAGCAACAATGTCAGCCCCTGCTGTATCTGTGTTGACAATCAGCGTTAGTTCATCAAAAGAAGACGTAAAGGTATTGCGCTCTAGTTGATATTTCAATAGGTTATCTTTGGTTAATGTAATGGGAGTAGAACCTTGGTTGGAACCGATTGCATATCCTTCTGCCAAAATAAGCGTTGCTCCAGCAGTAAAACTTGTTCCGCTTAAGTTGTATTCAACAGCAGACGCCGTACCAGCACTGGTCCATGTACCACCAGACGTTGTTCCTGCTGCCGCCAATTTCCAGTTGTAGTTTGCGTTATTAGTTGTACCAAGCAAAGCAATGCCCGCCAAAACAACAACAGCATCAGCCCTGGTGGACTTAAGACGAATGGATGCGACAGGATAGTTTGTACCTGTTGCCGTCAGATCGTATTTAGCTGTGACTGTATGACCAGCTGTGCCGCCTTCCCCACGCAGCTCGTAGCCACCTTCCGAAATAACGGTATTACAAATTTGTTTAGCCGTGGAACTACTGCTGGTCGTAGCAAGGTTTTCAATCTCTTGCCGCAAAGGAAGGATTGCAGTTGTCATGTAGGAAGTAGCGTTAACATTATCGTTGTGGAAAATATGAGCAATTTCTAAATTGCCATCCACAACAAAACCAGTACGTACATCGCCAACACCAAGCCATTCAATATCAGACCAAAAGATATTTGCTTTAGAAACATCAAGCGTTCGTTGTGTTACACCACTTCCATCAAAGGTGTCATAGTTCCAATTGGCTTGAGCAACACGGGTTTCATTAACAGAACCACTGACATAACTACGTGTGACCAAATAGTTTGTGCCACCACTTTGCTCAAAGAAGATTCCATTCTGTGTTCCAAATAAACCAACACGCTGACGCAAGTTTGCCTGGCCAGACGCCATGACAAAAGAACACATGGACAACAAAGACTTCCCTGGTTGATAAGGAAATACTCGTTTGGTTTCTCGGTAAATATAGTCACCGGAACGTGTAGTTACATTTAAATTGACAGCGCTTTCATTTACCTGGTAAGCAGTTGTACCGCTGACACCAGTAGCGGTATTCCATTTATTATTTTCTTGATAACGATGTTGGCTATCAAAGATTGTGAATGGTTGCGAAATACGAGACCGTCCAAATGCATCACCAGCTGTTGTACCTGGCTGCACATAAACAACACCACCACTAACAGTTGTTACTTCAAGAGGACGACCACTGCAGGTTTGAACTTTATGTACGTGATATAAGTTTGTATCTGTAGGGTCGCGATATACAGGCATTGTTTTATATCTGTTTATGCCTTATTCTAATCCTGTTAAAATAAACAAAAGCAAAGAACGCAACGTGGCTTACCTCCAAAAGAATTTGTATGTATTCACCAGCGGCTTGACAGCCACTGGCGAGGGGCCAGCATATGCAATTGATCAACCAAACCGTCATGCACCAAAGAACATTGGTATGTATGTAACGGTTGCCAGCATCAACACAAACGTTGTTGTGCGCCTTGATGGTTCGATTGATGGTACAAACTATGCTCCGCTGATCACTGGTCAAACCATCACTGGTAATGGCACACAATATTATGGGCTTGCCAATACTCCAGTAAAGTACGTCAAGCCCATTTTTGTATCTGAGAGTGGTGGTACCGCAGCTGTTGTTAGCTTTGGTATTGCAGCAAATTAATCTTCGTTGCTTACATTTTGCAGCAGTTTAATTAGTACTTTGTTTTCATTTGCGTTTTTTTGATAGAACTGCCAGTTGTCATAGACAACTTCCAGGAGGATTTCATAGAACTCATCCCCAGACAGGACGTTACTGTCAACAAATTCACTGACAGTATCAGCCAGGTATTCCCGCAGGCGCTCTTTAGCTTTGCTTTTTGATTCTGAAAAGATATCCGAGACCTTGGTTCCAACACTAAAGAGTACGTCGGCTTCTGTCTTGAAGTTCTTTTTGATGTAATCAGACATCTGCTCGGAAGATTCCCGAGCAGTCTTTGCTGATTGAGGTAAAGGCATCTTGGTTTTATTAGGAAATTCTTTAAAAGCTTCCTTGTAAGCCTGATCAAGATTGCTGGTGATGCTGTCCAAAGTAAGTGGCAAGATCAGTAACAGCTTGATGATAGCCCTCTAGCCAACCTTCTGACTTTGGATATTTACATTTCGGATCATTTTGTTGTGTTACATAGAAGATGTAATTGATGTCCAGTTGCCTTAGCGCAGCAGTAGCAGAGCGATCATCCATAAAAAAAGAGGATGTTTCTATGTTGAAACACCCTCCCATTCTAAGTTGTAGTTTTGGTTACGTTATTGAGAAACCATAACTTCTTGGCCTTCAAACTTGCCAGCCTCTAGATCTGCAACAAATTGCAAACGACGGAAGTACTCATCTCGGCAGTAGGGGCCAGCTTCTGTTACGCAGAAGTCTTGCCAAAGCCCAGTGTACAAACCGTTGGTACGACCAGAGCACCGATACATGTGCTCCATGAAGTCAGCCTTCTTCTGCTCCGCTGGCGCACTCCAGTTCTGGAGCTGCTCCTTCAGCCAAGGAGTATCAAAGGCACCAGTCGTATTCAGTTTCTTGATAAGGTCTTCAGTCATTGAAGTTGATTGCTGTTACAGAAGTATAGACACCTTTGACGCTTGGAGCGGTTTCAAAAAGAAGGTTATCAAGTTCTTCTTGAAGAGCCTCAGCAATTTCATCGGCAGTCTTCCCGCCAAAGGAATTGTATTCAACGTCAAGATCGACCGCAAATGATACGGTTAACGTTGGTACAGCAACCTTTTCCATTGATAGAAATAAAGACTTAGTTACTGTAGCAGTAATTTAATTTGTAGTAGTGAAGGTGACTACTGGGCTTCAAGGCAGAACAGTTTGCGGATACGCGCCGCCTCTTGTTCGTAGACCTCCATGCCCTCAAGCTGGTCGATTCCAGCAAGATCGCACATCTTTGCTAAATCCCACCGAAGATTGTCGTCAAAGAGACGTTCATAGAGAAACTCTCTGATCTCAGTTTTATGTTTGTGCTTCATTAGTGGGAATGACTACTGGGCTTCAAGCTCGGTGGCGATTTCAAGGAGTTGTCCTCGATACTTAACGTGGGCACCCAAGAATCCCTGCGCGTACTCGTCATAATCTGCGCAAGGCGGCGGAATTGAAGAGATCACCTCGTCCACAGCAGCTCGCAGGGCGGCGGCAAGAGCCTCCCGTTGGTGATGAGGCTCAGGTCGTGCCTCGCTGCAAAAAGCATCAAATACTTTTTGAGCCACTGGTGATAGGTCAGTCATCTAGCTGCTCCAGTGCGCGGCGGATGTTTGCTGCATTGAACCCCATGCCATGATTGGCGAGATCAGCAATCAAGATTTCAAGGTCTTCCAACGCCTGCTCCTTCAAGCTCGGCGGCTTGGGGCGGCGGGCGGCGCGGAGTTCGGCAGCACGGTATTCGGGAGTTGCAAACCACCGGCTGATGTACTCACAGCACGCTTCCAGCTCTTGCTCAGCGCCCCAGCGGGCGGCTTGGGTGGCAATGTACCGCTGATCTGCCATTGGCGTGTTGGCAGCTTCTTCGTTCCACTTGCGTATCAACTCAGGCGGCGGGGTGATTGGGTGTTCTTGAGTCATTGTTGAACCTCGTAGTGGAAGCGACTACTCTTGGGGCTCACGTTTTTCAGCGCGTCCCTTTTCATACGCCCATTGGGCAATCTCCCAATAGGTAGCACAATGACCTTTTGTTTTCAGCATTTCATCCCACTGATCTGCCAATGCAAATGGGATCTCAAGTGAATCAGCCATAGAAGTGAAAGGAGTTACTGTCCAAGTAAACGCTCAAGGGAGTGAGCCTGATGTTCTTGGTAATAACCAAGACGTTGCTGAATCAAATTATAGTAGTTGATTGCCGCATCGACCATTTCTTCTGCGTCCATAGATGCCGCAAGGTTTTCATTGGCAAGCATGGCTGCCGTCAAGATGACAACACCATGCTCAATCTTGGAACCAATGGTTGCAGAAAGAGGAGTCCCTTCGCTGGTGAATCCAGCAATCATTTTGTTGAGAACCGAATCTCCACCCATGGGACTCCTTACGTGTTTACCTATTGTATTCGACTTTATTTATCACCCCGTGCGGTGACATACCAGTAAGCATGACGTGCATTCTGGTGGAAACGTTTGCCAGATAGCAGCTTGAGTTTCCGCTCTTCCAGGTCATCAAGCTTGGCTTCTTGATAAGAAGGGATGTCACGCCCTTCGTCACAGAGCATACTGATCTCAATGTCGATCATGTCGATCTGCATCTGGAAGTCATCCACCGATTGTTGGTGGCAGCACATCATAATGTGTGCGTCTTCCAGGTCAGTCGGCGGAGTCAGGTTCCGGTAGAAACTCTCCGTGATATTCGGGTGCTTGTGCTTCCATCCGCTTGGAAGAGAAGAGACGGTTCTTTCGGATTGAGTATTGTTGTTCAACTTTGATTCCTTGGGGGAGGTGTTCACCGTTTTGGTAAGCGTCACGGATGGCATCGAGGTTTGGGAGAGTTTCGAGTTTGGTTTTAGGTTCGGTTCGTTCTGAGAGAACGTCTCCTGACATTGAACGTACCACGATTGTTTTGGTTGTGGTGACTTCTTGTTGGATACAGTATTTGGCTCTTTCGTCAGTGTGCCAAAACTCCGGATCCGATGTGATCTCGACCGTAAGTTCTTTCTTCTTAGAGAGGACGAACTCATAGTTTTTGCCTTGTATCCGATTTGAATCCAGCGGCAATGCCCGCCGCAACCAGCTTACTAAATTCTTCAGCTGGTTCAGTTGAGACTCGTGATGGCGCTTGGCTTGTGCGACAAGATCCCCTTCTTTCTTGATGCGCTCTAGGGCATCCTCATGAGAAGCCATGGCGTAATAGATGCGGTCAACCTTCTCAGACCTGAGGCTGGCGCAAGACTCCAGCTCAGCTTTTGCCAGTTCCTGGGACTCAGGAGTAAGGAGAGGAAGAGAGCGTTCCAGGGCACCATAGTGCTCGTACAGCTTGATGACACTTAGATCTTCAAGTTTAGTTTGAGTGATCTGGGACATGATCAGATGGTGTTGAATTGAGCTTGGATTTTGTTAATCATGTAGGTCAGCAGCATGCCTGCCGCTGCCCATAAAAAGTCTTTCAACACCGGAAGTACGGTGGCACACAAGGATTCAAACATGATGAACTGAGTTGAAGTGGTTGGTCAGTTTTACGTCATGACCAGGACGCTACCCACCTACGGGCGTAGTCAGTCTACCGGAGCGTCGAAGCTATCGACAATCCCATTGAGACCAGCACTAGTAACAGTTACAAGATTGGCAATGTAATCGGTTAGTGCATCTATTTTTGCATTGACCGATTGAATTTCTGCCATCAGTTCTTCCCTGGTAGGAGTAATACCAAAAATTTCAACCGTCGATTCTTTCAAGGCTTCAGGGTTATTAGTACGCTGGTAGCGACGGCAATCATCATTGGTAGTGTACACTGCCTCTTGGTACAGATCCAAGATTGTTTTGAAGTCTGCATTCCCAACACCTTCTGCAGTCATGATGTTGCAGGTGTCAAGGTATAGCTTGGCAGAAACACGAATATTTTTCTGAAAGAATTCAGAGTATTCGTCAAAGGTTAAACCGTAAGTGTCAATCGACATGAGAATCAAAAGCTTCGGTGTCAGTGTAAGCGGCACAAGCGTTCCGCAATCCAGTCATAATTAAATCTTCTTGACCCTCTGGACCTAGTTCTGTCCAATAAGCAAGATCAGGATCGTTTTCATCCCACTCGATGTGGATGGTCATGGTGCCATCCGGTTCATCAATGCACTCAAGCTTGAGCTTTTCGATCCAGTTCAGATTTGACATGGCCGATAAGAACGTTGATTGCGTAGTCTTCGTGATGCATCTTAAGGTCAGCAGCTAACTTAACTAGCTCCCAATGTATGTCATCAGGGATTTCAATGTCATAGCGTTTGTCACCTGGGATTGTGTCGTTGCGTGGTTTCATGGCAAGTTGACGTGCGTATTCAAGGATGTCGTCAGTCATCAAGCTGCTCCAGTGCACGGCGGATGGTGCCAGCGGCGTGACTGCCAATGTCACCACTTTTCCGAGTGATCTCGAGCATCTCCAGCGCCTGCTCTTTCAAGCTCGGCGGTTTAGGGCGGCGACGGGTACGGAGAATTTCACCGTAGTATCCGCTCGGGTTGTGATTATTCAACACTTCACAGCAAGCCTCCAGCTCCTGGTCTGCGCCCCATTGGGCGGCGTGACGAGCCAAGTCGTACCTAGTGGCATGCTCTTGAATCCACTGCTCAACCAGCTCCGGTGATAAAGTGATGGGGTGTTGTTGTGTCATTTCTTGATAGCAGCTTTGAGTTGTGGAAGTGATGTACCAGGAAATGGAGTGTAGCCAGCCTCCATCATATTGAAGAAAAGATCCCAGGCATCATGCTGAGTAAAGATCTCCTTGGGTTTGTAGGTACGCCAATGACTCAGCGGTGCTTGCGCCCCTGACTTGGTATGCAATAAGACAAAGCGTCCGTCACTGATGTGATCAGAGGGAGGTGCATACCACCAGGCAACACACTTATCAGGTGTGCCACTGGGGCTGGCATTACGAACTTCTGTGCGCTTGCACAGTAGCTCACGATATTTATTGAACCAAGTTAGGTGGATGCACCACGGCTTAAAGCCTTGGATTTCGCTTTGGAAAGTAGCAAGGTTACTGAGCTGACGTTGAAAGGACCCACACGAGCATGTAGGTTCGCCAAAGATCGGCTTTTGTTCGGCACCATCATCCAACTCGCCGTCCATATCAAGCGGCCGATCCGCAAGCCGCATTCCGTCCGGCGCAACCAGATGGCCCAAGTCCGTCTGGTCAGACTGAAGAAGTGTGGTGACTTTGCTGGGGTCTGATACATGGATAAACTTGTCTGCCCAGTGGGCTTGAAGTTTTGCATTAGAGCTTAGGTGTCCGAGCGCGTGGTTGTAGTTCCATCCCTTAAACAGTATGTAAGCATTGTGATGCCATACACTAGGGCCACGATAGTTAGGGCCAAGATACGAAAAGAAATCTTTTAAACGATTAGTGTAATGCTGGAAAGCTTTCTTGATTAACTCCCGGTTGTAAGCCTGCTCGCTACCATCAGTACGCACCACAATGCAATCGTCGCCTCGCAAATAAATGCCAGCGATTGAGGTGTCATCAAAGTCTTGGAACGCACGGCGGATGTTCGTGCGCGTGTAGATCGACGCTTGCGCCGCGTTGAGTTCAGTCTGTAGTTGCGTGGACATTGGGTTGAGTTGGATTGAGTGGAAAGGAAGTCAGACGTGCCAGAAAGCGTCGTCTTCCTTCGATTGTTCCTGGAGCATACCATGAGCTTTAGCGTGACGGTAAGCAGCCTTGCCCATCCGATAGGTGCCGTAAAGAACAGCAGCCCAGCAGACGGGGTTGCCAATAATAGCAGCAATGGATCCAGTAATCAATGCAGTGGCGCCTGCTGTTTTGATAGCAGACTTTTCTTCAGGTTTCATTGTGTGATTGTTAATACAAACGGAAGGTTTCAATCGGTTTTAAATGGGTGTGTAGAATTAACGTAACAATTTAATACACAATGGACGAAATTAAATACGTACCTTTAACTAAATTCCAAATTGAACCAACGCTTGATGATAAGTTTTGGCTGGAGAAAGTCAAGCGTTCAATTCAAGATTGTGATTCGGTAAGTACGTTGAAAGAAATGGCGACCTTGCTTGCGCAGATCGCCACTAATCGTCAAGGTGTTATTCGTGGGTTAGTTCAAGACATGTTCATCTTCAACAATGTTGCAGTTGAACCGGAGGGCTTGGCTAACCCAGAAGTCAAGCCTTAATCAAAGGCTGGAATCTTCACCCGTCATGGGATCACGAGCAGGCAGTGCCTTCACTTCTGCATCGCTTAGTGCGCGAGAAGCAGGAAGGATTTCAACACCAGCTTTGATTCCATAGGCACCACCCAGTTTTTCAGCATCTTGCTTGGCATGCTGATTGATGTAATCGTTGAACATCTCCTGGTACTTCCAAGTTGATTCACGATCTTCATCAGGGATGGACATACGGCTGAGCGATTCAACCGCTGCATCCTGGGTGCTGTAGTCCGGGATATCGAACGATTCGATAGCACAGATCTCAACGTTGTTTGCACCACGCATGTCGTTGACAAGGATGGGGCAGAACACCGTGGTGGCATAGAACTTCTCGTTGAAGCTCAGGGGCACTTCGGAATCCAGTGCTTTGGACAGGCACTTGGACATCTCCTTCTCATACATCTTGATCTTCTCAGATGCATCAGTGCCGTTCAGACCTTTCAGCGTGAGGACCATGGGGATGCCATGGGCACGCTTGTTGTCTTCGGTCAGGATGTAGATGAGGTACTTGGTACGTACGCTGTACTTACGCTTGTACATCTCACCTTTGCTGTTAGCAAGATCGGATGCAATCTTGTCAGCTTCCCAGAGTTCTTTGACTTCGGGATCATCAAAGGTGCCAACCACTTGGCGCATCCCGGTGGTTTCTTCAACCATCAGGGGAGAGCGCAGCAGAACTTGAACGCGAGGCTCAGTGAAGTTCAGCCCTTCCTCGACGGAAGTATTAGGCGCCATGCCAAAGGTTTGCTTGTAATCCCAGATGACAGAGCCCTTGGCAAAATCCGATTCAGTGGCTGTCCACTTGCAGTTGTCAAGGTCAGATTTACGAACAAACCAACCGCGAGTTTTTGATTTGTTAAGGGGTTGAATTGTGACAAGGTTCTGGTACCCAGAAACAAATTCTTTGGACTGGAACATCCGGAAGGAGTCAAGTCCGCGTGTTGCAAGTGCAGTGGTTTTCTTGGTGGTCATGGAAGAGGTCATTGTTAGTTCGTAGTCAAGAGTGGACAGTTTAACGTCGTGTCCAGGACGTGCCATCAGCTTAGATTATTTTGTGCAAAAGCGAGTCAGGGACTGGGTTTTCTTTACATTCAAAGTACTCTTCAGCCACCTGGGCCATGGCACCATAGATGTTGTCATCGTGATGCCCACAACCCCTGATAAATTCCAACATTTTACGCACTAATTCGTCCGTAAAAACTGCAGTAAATGTCACAGTAACAGTTGAGTCTCCATCAAGTTGTTGCAAAATAAAAGTATTTTCTGGATACTTTTTTCCAATTTGTGTTTCAATAAAACACTCAATATCTTGGTTTTGATTAGTCATCAGAAAGGTGCCTCTTCCAAGTCAGGGGCATTGCCGTAGTGGCCGGGCAGGTCTGGGAGACCACCACCGGATGCGACGTTCCATGGGTCTTGGTTGTCTTCAGCAGTCCGGCCACCCCAAAGTGGTGCCACCTTTTCAGAACTGGCAACCACAGTCTGAGGCTTGATGGTTTGTGATGCTGTATTACCTGATGCTTTAGGTGCAAGGGTCATGGATACCAGCTGGATCTTAGTGGCGTAACGCCGCTGGTTACTTTCTTTATCTTGCCAAGCATCAGTCACCAACCTGCCGTTGATCGTCAGGCCAGTTCCTTTGCGTGTGAAGTCAACTAACAGCTGAGCATTATTCAGCTTGTCGTTGTGTGAATTGATGGCATAGAAGTTAAATAGATCAGCTTGATTGCGACCTGTATTCACAGACAAAGTCTGATTACAGATCATCAAACCTTCTGCTGTTGTCTTGAAGGCACGTGCATCATCTTGCTGGATGTCTTTAACACAACGTCCACTAAGGATGATTGTATTAAGGATGGGGAATGATTCTGTAACAGGAGCAATCACACCACCATGCAACGAATAAGTGCGTGACTCCAGATCAAAGCGCAGCTTGGCACCATGGATATAGATCAGTGCACCTTTAGGAATACGTGCAAAACGCTCAGAGTTTTTACCGTAAACGTTGAGTTCGATTGGAGTTGCAGCCTTGTTACCTACAGGAGGCAACAGTACATTGCAACGCATTGCAGTTGATGTGGCCGAGGTATAAACCTCGCGTGGTTCTTCAGTGGTTTGAGCGCAAACAAAAGCTTGGTTCATGATGTTCCAAAGGGTTGTGTGAGAGGCAGTTTAACGTCTTACCTCCAGGACGAGCAATCAACTTTATGTTTTACATCTATCGGGTTACCTTCTCGATCCCAGCATTCACAACAATCAGGACACTGATAATGATGACAGCGGTCAGTGCCGAGATACTCCACAGCAAATACACGGCTAAAGAATTTCGAATCGGGTGAATAATAACCCTTATCAATTGACTCTTGTGGAATAGGAGACAAGACCCAGTTGCTATTACAGCTGGGACAGTTCTCTAACTTGGTGATGTCCATCTTAGTGCGTGTCTGCCCACGAGGATCCTACCCGAGAGTCGCCTTCTATAAGACAACGGAACCCAAAGAATTCCTGAGCTTGTGGGAAGGCAAGCATGGCTTGTTCACGGATAGCTTCTGTGTACTGAGGCTTGCATGCAATCTGTACTTCATCATGGATCATAAGGAGCTGTTGCCAGTCCACGTCATAGACAAGACCAAGGTTTTGTGTAATGTTGTTTTGAATGTTGATAACAACTTGTTTCATTAGGATTGCACCAGCTGATTGCAACAACACATTCAATCCTTTGAATGCAGAACGGCAATACAACTGACGACGATCCAAACCAATTAGGTATCCACGTAAACCAATTGTCTTATCTATCTCCAGCTTCAATGCTTTCAATGCTGGTACACCACGCATAAAGCCATCAATGGCATTACGACCAAGCATGCGTAGTTCATCTTCATCTTTAAGGTTAGGATCAATGATTGAACCAGCCTTAACAGATCCACATCCATAGAGCATTCCGTAGAGCAAACGCTTGCTGATGTCCCTGGTCTCTACACCAAATTGTTTTTGGTTGTAGGAATGGATATCAATTGATTCATCAGTTACCAGCTTTGCATACTGACCATCATCCCAGAGGGCAAGGTATCCAGCAAGGCAACGTAACTCAAGTGCTTTAGCGTCAATACCAATGAGATCCCACCCGTCAGGAGGAGTGAACAAACTTCTGCACTCCTTTCCATAGGGTGAGTAAGACGCTGGGACCTGACCCATATTTGGGTTGCGGTGTGAACAGCGCCCAGTAATGCAACCGTTAGTAGTAACGTCGCCGTGGATACGACCAGTGTCATTGTTGTACAGCTTGATCCAAGCATTGTTGCCACCAGCAATTTGACCAAGACGTTTCTTGACCAACATATATTCTGCCAATGGTTTAGCTTCTGCATACGGAAGCTTTTCTAATACATCATCATCAACAACTGGATTTCCTTTTTCAGTAAGTTTCTCTGGTTTCCATCCGTACTTACTGCCAAGTCGCTGAGCAATCTGGTCACGAGATCCTGGATTGAATTCTTCATAGCTGACTTTGGTGAAAGGTTGTCCTTTGACATAGCCGCGTTTAGCGTTATTAACCTTTGGTACGAATACTTGTTCGTGCTTAATCGGTGGAAAGATTTCCTTTAGGTGTGCCTCAAGTTCTGTTTCCTTTGCTCGGAGTGCATCCACCAGATCAAGAGCAGCATCCAAATCGAAAGGAACACCTGATCTAATTTGTCTGTTAATCGCCAGAGCAAAGTCGTGTTCAAGAAGTAACGCAGGTTGTGGATAGTTTTGTGTGGCGATGAGTTGCCAGAGTTTCGTGGTGACCACAACGTCTTGGACGCAGTAGTCCAACATCTCTTGAGAATATTCGGAGAAGTCTTTGAAGTCGATCTTATGATCGGCCAAGCGCCATCCCCAGGCCTTAAGCGATGCGGTACCCCGTAGGTTCTTTGGAACCTCCGGATATTGTTCTGTGTCGAGTTCATAGAGTACTTCCTTTGGCCAGATCAAACGGGTACAGAGAAGTGTGTCAATGATGCGTGCTTTGAGTTGTACATCAGGGAACAATTTGTTTAAGACGGGGATGTCATAAAAACAAATGTTGTGGCCAATAAGAACATCAGCACGACTGAGATGCTCAAGAGCAGAGTCGATGCTGCCAGGATCAAAAGACAAAGTGGTCCCACTGTTGATGTCATAGAGGACAATGCAGTGGACCTTGCTGACTTTGTCGTAGAGTCCGTCTGTCTCGCAGTCAAAGACGTAACAAATCTCATTTTCGGAACTGGGCTTCAGTGCGAACTTCGAGTTGTTCACCGGCAAGGTCTTTGTCATTTTTATTAATCCAAGACAAAATCTGTTGAGCACCAGCCCGATAAGGATGGGAATAGATTTTGTTCAGTGCTACTTCTGAATCTAAGGCAATCAATTGGAAACTGTTTGATGCACGACAGGCAGTGATAGCAAAAGGCCGCCCGTCTTTCCAGGTGGCAATAACGTAGGACATGGTGAATGAAAGACCGGACAGATACTATCCGATCTTTCAATAAACGCAAGACACTTCAGGTTGTCTTCTGGTTTGATTTGCTGTAACCAACAAATCCACCTTCCTTCTTACGTTGAGACAGCGCTTGGCTTGCTTCAGTGCCAGCCCTCTGGGACCCATGAACGAGTAATGCGAAAGGCTTGTCGCCTAAGCAATGGCTGTCGTCATGGTCAATCTCAAGGCCAAGCTCTTCGGCTTGTTCTTCGGTGTAGACAACGTGAGCAACCCTGGTATAGACATCGGAATACTTATCGAGCAAGTAATCGAGTGTGCCACCGTGGGATGCAGTGAGATAGAAGTTGGATGGAATTATTTCACGCAAGTTGTACCACATACCAAGGGACTTGGTGTAGGCATAGAACTTTTGTTCAGGTCTGCCTTGTGCAACCATCATCCAAGCCTTCATGTAGTTCTCAGTCCAGAAGTCACCTGACTCATGGATACGAACCAGATTCTTTGGCGGATGCATGAGGAGTGATAGGTCAATCAGATCACGCAGCAGCATGGCCTGATTCCCGTTCATATGAATGGTTTCACGTAGAAGATCCCAGTTATGCCAGCGTGCTTCACGAACGTTGGGCCTGACTTCTGACATTGCAGCAAAGCAACGGAAGTCACGTTCTGCTGTCACACCTGTGTACTGAGGCAGATCAGTGATGGCACCAGTGGTGCGATCAGCAAAGGTCTTGCAGACACCAGCGTGTGGACAGGAGTAACCAGCTGGCAGGCTAAAGATCAAACGATTACGTAGCTTGCCGTTACCTGTAGAAAACTTGAGGAGTTTCATGGTTGAGTTGAGTTAAGTAATAAGTTTTACTTATGGATGAGTTTTAACGTGCATCCCAGGCACGGCGCAATGCTATTGCATCACACAAGTTTTTGCAACTACCTAAATAAATATTTTTACTTTTTTTACAGCCGTATACTTTATACCTATTTCTTTCCGAATACCAATAAATACCTGTAGGTAAATTTGTGTCTTGTCTTTTATAACCGCCATGATTTAATTTATTTTTTGCACGACATACAAGACGTAAATTACAAAAACGATTATCTGTTTTATTTCTATTAATGTGATCTATATCAAGATCTTTTGGATCGTCGCCCGTCATTATTTTCCAAATAATGCGATGAACTTTATATTGTTTCCCTTTAATACCTACGCGCAAATAACCGGCGCTTGTTAAAGAACCAACTGGAGAACCAGGTTGATTGCCTCCGATGTTTGTACGTCTTAAAAGGATTCCAGTTTCAGGATCATAATCAAATAAAGATTTTAATTCTTTTTGATCAGGAAGAATCAATTGTGTTTTTGTCATTTAAAACTTCCCAGGTCCATAATGGTGTGGGGCGTAGAAGAGCAGCGTCAGCCCCGAGGGAATCAGAGTTTCTGCTGCTTCCTCTGGTTGGTAACTGAATGACCTTGCGGGTTGATCACCGTGAGGTCACACCCTCTTGCAGATATGTTACAGGATGAACGACATCATATACATCAATCGTCATATACTTTCCGTATCAATAGATACAAAGCATATGACTTTAACGTATCGCGGTTGCAAGTACAACCAAGAGGACCAAGCCCAGAAAGACAAGGCATGGTGGAACTTAGCCCACCGTCCATGGCTGTGCTTGAAATACCGTAACCACTGTTACTTTCCTTTTGTTACCGGAGGTCAAATCAAATGAACAAAGCACTGATCGTTTACCTGGTAGACAAACGAAAGAAGCTGGCACGCAAGGATGTTGAGTCTAAGCATGCCACTACTGAATTAAAAAAACAAAGCGCCGCGACCTTCTGATCGCCACTTGTCTAGCTCATCAATCTTCTGTGAAGACTGCTTCTCCGATGACGGGGAATTCTTCACAGAAGATTCTTTTGATTGCTTCTGCAATTTGTCTGTGTTCAAATTGGGTTCCTGAGTCATATTCTGAATAATTAAATGACACTGAGAAATAAACTGTTCAATTGTCAATGTGTGTTTCATATAGTTGCATATGCTACAACATGAAACACAATTAAATTTTGTATAACCAATTTCTGAATCTTTGCGATCTATTCCATGATGAGGAAATGGTATGCCCGTTCGCTTTGCTTGTTTGGTTGTAGGCATGATAGGCATAGACCCACAATAAAAACACGATTGTTCTATTAAAAATAAATGCTCTTCTTTTGTAAGATCAAAAAATAAACATCTTTGTTTAGCGCTTGATTTTGTAGTACAAAATAATAAATTATGATAAGACTCTTTTGTCTTTTGTTTTTTACCTTTAATGCGTGCAACTTCTTTAGTAAGACAGCCGCAGCTTTTGCTTGTTTCTCTATGCAAATAATCACCTCTTACGATGCGTTCAGTGCCACAATCACACCTACATAAAAAACTACGGACAGGTCTGCCTTTGCCATTCCCATGTTTAGTGCCGTATCGTTTTATTACAGGTGTTGCATCAATAACAATCCAACGATTAAAGCGTTGATAAAGCTTTACTTCTATTGTTTTCATCCCCAAATAGCCTCTCCAATAATCGGAAACTCTTTACAAAAAATCTTTTTGATAGATAGAGCAATCTCACGATGCTCTAATTGAGTTCCATTTGATTCACGCAGTTGGAGGTAGTGGATCCATGAACGCAGTGTGCCATTCATGAAGAGTCTTGTCTGTGTCGAAAGTGGCAGAATGGAGCGAGCACATTCTTTTGCTACGCCATTGCTGACCATCTCACGGTAAAGATGTTCAGAGTTCTCATACAGTTCGCTGATGCGTCTGTAGTAACCAGCGATTTCTTCAGCAGACAGATCATCGATACTGTTCTGTCTGTTCTTGTGATCTTGCCTACGCAGGTGTGGAATTACTGCGGAGCCAAGCTCATTTGTATCTGCATAGCGCTGGCTAAATTCCTGGAATGAGAATGAACGATGACGAAGAATTTGTGGTGAGATTGCACGCGTTGTTTCAATCTCAACGCACATCCCAGCCATCTCAAATGGTGACCAGTGCTTGTGCTTAATGAGGTAACGCAACAACCGTGGAGCTGTGTCCATGTTGTCTTGGTTCCTTGGAGCAGAAACCCGAGCCATCTTAACGATGAGTTCTTCTGCGTTTGGTGTAACCCAAGTGAGATCTACGTTCATCAATCAACCTCCTGTCCATAACCAGATGCCTGCAACTTTAGCAGTTCATCAGCAGGACAGATACGCATTTGTGCATGTTCTGTTGGAGTCTTGAGATGATCCCATCGGATCAATAGGAACTTCAGCTTGGCACCTGATTTGTTTGGCTTAAGGTTGATACCAACCACGGTGCCATAACGCTGGTTCCTGTACTGTTGAATTCGTTCTTTAGTTTCAGAACGTACAGCAAAGATCCCATGAGCTTTGGGACGTTCTGCTACGCGATCACCAATGACGTAATCGTACTGACGCTTGGTACTCATTTGGATTTAAAGAGTTGAAAGTGATTGCAGTCGTACGACTCAGCAGTGTCGTATTCAGGAAAATCAAATGCGCAATAGCAACCATCTTTGTTGTGATGGCAGTCGCCACATTTGTTGAGTGCTTTGAATTTAGTTGCACTCACACTTGGGGTGGAGTCATCCCCATCTGAGGTGAGTGGTTGATTGTTCATGAGTTTGTAAAGCTGCTCAACAAGATAGAGGTTGCGCTTAGCTTCTTCAAAGAAGTCTGCTGTTACTTCATGGGTTGTAATCCTGTAGTGACAGCAGTCGCACTTCTTGCGACGCCTGGTAGATAAACCAGTTCGTCTGGATTCAATAACTCTGAGTCCAGGTTGATTGCATTGAGGACAGTCAGGAAGGATTGCCTTCTGAAATGCCATGAGTTTCTTGAATGTCTAGTGAATCAAGTAGGTCAGCAGTTTGTTCAGAACCAATGAGATTAAATGAATCAACAATTAGCTGAGTCATACCAGTTTCTTTGTAATGTGCATCAAGAAACATCTCAGCAAAGTCAAAGTCATCAGGTGAATTTGTCAGTGCCAGCATAATGTCTGATGGCATGTCATCTACAATGCGTTTAACAAGTGCTTGACGAACACGATCCCATTCGTGATCAGGGATTGAGTCTGCAATTAACTCAGTGACATCTGTTACTGTTTCAGATTGAAGTGGTGTGATCATGAAGAAAAGACCCCCGCATGTGCAGGGGCCAAACATTCCGCATGAAGTTTAGGCTGCCTGGGCTGATGTGTCTACCAACTGATCCATCAGACCAGAGTCTTTGATACGATCCAACATGCCGCACATGATGGTGGCATGGGCTTGGGTCTGTTCCATGAATGCCTTGGCACGCTCAGCACTCATGATGTGAACACGCCCGCAAGGTTCGACGTAGCGCCAGGAGCCATCCGGTTGTGGCTGCCCCTGCTGGATCGCAAGCTTCTCAGAGTTGTAGACGTACCGCAGCTCTAGGTTGTGGTAGTCACGTAAACCATTGGGGTCTGTCCATGTAGCACCAAGGTTGTAACGATTGTCGTCATCGCTGAATGCATGGAACTCAGGGATGAGATGTTTGAAAGCAGCAAAGATTTGCATGACTTGAATTGAGTGAGTGGTTGGTACCCGAGGTGAGATTCGAACTCACGCTTGAGCGATTTTAAGTCGCTTGCCTCTTCCGCTGGGCTACTCGGGCTGACTTGGACTTACCTCTACATCAATGGATGTTGAGTGCCAAGTGTGGTCATGAGGCAATGGCTCAGTGCCATAGTCCCATGTGTCGTAGTCATCCTCATTGCGAGGATCATCAACTAATACGTAGTGCGGTGAGTTGTCTGTGATGTACTCGCCAATGTTGGCCATAGCCATGGCAAGTAGTTGTTCATCGGTGTAGTCGGTCATGATTGAAACCAGCCCTAGTATCGAGGCTAAGGCTGGTAAACCGTGCGGGCTCAGGCAGATTGTAGCTGCTTCTCCCGAAGTTGCAAGACCTCACGGAAAGCTTCTGTGTAAGCTTCACGTTCGTCCTCAGTCAATCGCTGGTTCGCAACACCAGCAATTTGCTTGACAGACATGACGCCCATGTCAACCACCAGCTGGATGGTGAATGTAGGCTTGCCATCAATCATGCATAGCACAACAAAGTGTTTACGCTTCTTGATGTCCTCAGCATAGTGTGATGCAGAGCCGACGCAGTTGCGTACGGCCTGGCCCCACATGGCTAGCTGGTGTGTGTCAATAGGCTGAAAGAATGACCAGGTCTTGTCATTGCGTGTGACCTTAATCGGTTCAGGGAATAGATCCTGACGCAAGGTTTCGTTGGGATTCTGGATCTTCCAAGACTCTGCTTGTACATAGTCATGGAACTCAGCAATGCGCCAACGCTTGGGTGGTGCAAGTTCCTTGCCACTAACAAGGATACGGATTGCCATAGAGAATGTATCATTCAGTTCATGGAATGAAGCACGTGAATAGCCGACATCAGAGTCAATCCAGCGTCCATCTTGTTGCTCAAGATATTTACGCAGCATTGTGAACAACGATGCAACTGGCATGTGTTCACGCAACCATTCAACAAATTGAGATGAGTTGGTATCAAAGCTACGTGTACGGATGTAACTTAATTTGATGCAACAAAGTTCTGTGTAATAAGTCTGATAGTAATCAAGTGGACAATCAGGCCAGATGTTATTAATCCAATCGATGGAGTTAATGACTTGAATAAAAGTATTCCAAGCTTGTCTGATTGGTCTACGCTCAGTGTTATTGGGATCGTTGTAATGACTTGTGCATTGATCAAGAGATACTTGAAGCAGCTTCTTGATTGCAGGCTTAGAGATAATATGTTCAATAGTAATTAGTGCGCAGTAAGTAGCTGATGTATTTATATTCTGCTCATTGAATTTACGCGCAGCATTAAGTAAGTTATCAACAGTCAAGCCTTGTTCTTCGTCAAGATACTTAGACATCATTGACGGAATTTCTGCTGCATCAAATACATTCTTGCAACGGATACGTTCAAACAATCCACGAGAGTCAGACCAGTGAGGCAGGTCTTCCCTCAGGCTTGCTTCAAATGAACGTATACATTGCTCAAGAATTGCACGTCCTTTCTGGCAGTGGATATTAAAAGCTTGCCACTGATAAGCACGCCAACCACTGTCATTCTTATCAGTGATATCGTCTTTGACAATATTCATGGCATAAGTAAATGTCTGAACACCACGAGTACCTGGATGTTCAATACATTTATCTTTGCTATTCCAGATATGATGCGGTGCAGTCTTGGCAGCAGCTGATGTGTTCTTGAATGCATATGCATGACCATACACATATTCATCAGCTTGCTTCTTGGGAGGCAGCCATGCTGCATACCAAACCTGTTCGTAGTGATACAGGATGGCAATAACTTTAAGTCTGGCCTGTGGGGTTGCTACGTCCACAGGCGTGGTAAATACCCGATAGCGATCTGGTGCTGACTGTTGATTGATGTGATCAATCGCAGCTTGTTGATCGGATTCACGCACGACGTTGTGTGGAATCAGATGGGGGATGTTACCTAGTGGGTATTTAGCTTTCTTAGTCGGTGTGGTCTTAGCTTGCTTAGCCAACACCTTAAGTGTTGGGTCATAGGCAAGCAGTTCGGTTTGTAGGTTAGAGGGAAGTTGGAATTGCATTGAGTTGAATAGGTAAAAGGAATGGACAGTTTAACGTCATGTCCAGGACGGAATGATTACTTCATGAAGCCCGTGGCTAGGTAGACCCTACCCCTGGGACCACGCAGTACAAAGTACCAGCGTTTGAATTCAATTGAGAAGCCAATCATTCGTAGTCAGAGGTGTCAACGAGTTGCCATTGAGGATCGATGTGATCAAGATAGGCACAGAAGCCATCTTCATCAAGAGGAATTGGTTCCTCTGGATCCAGTTCAACAGTTGCTGTGCACAATGCAGGAGCCCACTCTTCAGGGTCGAGAGCAGTCGCCCGATAGAGCAAGCGCATTTCGTCAACAACTGCTGTAACTGTGACATGAGTGTCAGTGAATGAGGTGTGTTCGATTGCAAGGACGTTCATCAGTCTTCGATGTAGGAATAGTGAGGGGTCTTGGTCAGGCGGTACTTAGTCCACAGAAATGCTGTACTAAACTCGCCTTCAAATCGTGTTGAATCCAACACATTTGCTGATGCTCTGCGCTGTGCGCAGGCAGCAAGATTGATTCGATCAAACAAAGTGAGCTGGTCGATGTAAGCAGACATGATTTGAGTTGAGTAAGTGAACAGACCTGGGGCTTATACCTTACGGATGCCCAGTATCTTTAGATTAATTTAATGTTTGGAATGCTAACTCCTGTGCCAGGAACACTGACGGATCCTTTGACACCATTGAGATTAGCGTTGAGTGTGAGTTGAAAGGGACCAAGCTTAATCGCTTTGGTCACAGATTTAATTCCATGTTCAGTGATGTTCACACCATGGATGGTGCGATCAAAACTGATGAGTGAACGTTTAGTCATTTGAGATCTTCCGGCAGCAATGCTTGGGAATCTTCTTCGTTCATATTGGACATAACAAACTTTTCTCCATTGGGGGCAATAAAGCCCCCGATGAAACCAATACCATGTTTCTCTGCAGATTCTTTCATCTTGGCTACGAGCTGCATGGCTTGTAGTCTTTGCATATCCAGGGAGTCTGGTATGCGAGGAGTGTTGTTAGTCATTGGGATGAGTTGAGTAAGTGTGTTGAGTCTACCAGGGTTGTCAAGGCATGGACGGGGAGTAACACATAAGTTTATCTAATAGAATTAGAAGAACTCCTGGTACTCCCCCTCCGGGGTTCGGGGTATCAGCTGTGCATAGCTTGATGTTCTTTCCAAGCTGCGTTGTGGATCTCAGCCATCGTGATAGGCGGTTCGCCTACCTCGTCTGGTGCATAGTCCACATCCAGCTCGTTCTCGATCAGTGGGATGATCTCGTCTTCGAGCAGGCTGAGCATGCTTGGAGTGAGGTGCTGGTCCATTTCGTGACGCTTCGACTCGCGTTCGCTGATTGCTTTCAGCAGAGTCAAAGCTTCTTGGACGCAGGCGTATTCGTTCTTGTAGGTCATGAGTTGGTTTGATGTGAGTGAATGCCTGGGACTTATACACCTAGTTGGCGTCGGTGATGCCCAGGATTGAGGCTATGACTGAAGTATTGGCTTGTATTCGCTATTTGCGAATAGCGAACAATATTAAGTATAAATACTTACGTCATTTAGATTTAGGTTCCGTCATGATCCAGCCTGTGTAGTTCTCACTGGTTCGATCAACGCGTATTAAACCGTATTGCTCCAGCTTGACCAATGCCTGAAGATATTGATCAAGCCTTGAGACTTGCGTTGTACATCTTGGAACAAAACATGGTGTGTTGCCATGTTTCTTCTTGTGTCCCAAGAAATACGTATAGAGATTGCGTTGATTGATGGTGAGACCAGGCAGTGTTGCAATGGACATGACTTAGCAATAGTACGGACGTGACTCAGGGTATGCCTTGGCTAGTGCGTTGGCAAAGCTGAGTTCGATGTTGGATCGAGTCGTTGTATCTCCAAGAGAGGGCTGACCTTCGATCTCGTATTCTTCGAAGTACTCGACGTAGGTTTTGATCGCTTGCTTCTTGGAGAAGATGCAGTGGCTGAGGACTGGGAGTCCTGCATGGTACCACCATCCTCCTTCCTCTGGACCGCCGTAGCAGAGCGTCGTTTCGTGGATGGTGATGACCGTTGGGTCTTCGTGTTCGAAGTCCTTGTGGACTTTGTAGGCTTGGATTGCGTAGCGCAATTTGTAGGACTTGGGATAGAACTTCTTGAGTTCTGAGATGTAAGACATTGGAGTGCCTCCAGTAGTGTGGTGATCAGAATTGAAATGATTGTGATGATGACAATGATGATGTCATCTTCATGTTCATGTTTGGTCATCGTAGGTTTCTAGTTCAGGTGGGTTGAGTTCATATTCTTCACGCAGTGCTTGTTCTTGCTGATACGCCATGTCAGCCATGGCATCAAGCAAGTCTGCGTTGAAGTTGGGATCGAGTTGATTCATGGTGAGCTGTAGGTAAAAAGCTGAGCAGTTTAAGGACTTACTCAGGTCCAGTCGTAGTACAAAAGTACCAACGGCGGTGATTAGATCTTTACGCCTCTCCAGGCCAGGCCTTTGTGGATGTTGGAGATGGTGTGATGACTGACGCCAAACTTACTTGCAATTGCTTCGTAAGCTTGTTGCTTGGAGCTGAAAGCTTTCATCACACCGTCATCGGATAACATCCATTTGATGTCACGGACTTTCTCCTTGGTTAGCTTGCAGTTACCCGGAGGACTAACCTTCGGTTGAGTCTTAGCTTCGACCTTAACTTTTCCTTGGATCTCCTTAACAGCCATTATCTTTGGTGCTGGCTGTTGCAGGGGGGTCCGAGGGGTTAGGTCAAAGACACTTGTCTTGACTGGAAACCCAAGGGTCACTGATGTTCCGTCTTTAATGACGGAGATTGTGACCTTACCATCTCGTGTGATAACAGAGATGTGATCAGGGTTGTGAACGTCGAGCTGGCTGAGCGCTTCCATGGATCGTGTTGCTTTGAGTGCAGTGGATGCAGATGGAGAATAGCTGGTACAAACAGGGATGCAAGTACCAGCCGTAGTGGTTCAGGCAGTGAAGACACCAGTGGTAGTGCGTCGTTACCTCATGTACAAGTAAGTGCCAGCCCAATCGGCTTTCAGGAGGCAGGTCTCATACGAGACATCGTCTAGCAAGTTGTACCGCACATGTTTGGCTGGCGCCTTCCATGTGGCTGGTTTGTAGACGGCACCTGATTGCCGATGGATAAAGGCATGGACACTGCTTTCGTAATTGCCAAGCGCATTGCGTGTGACATTACGTTGAATGATCTTGTAGTACTTCGTGCCCCGAACTATTTCAAATTCGATGGCATAGTCTCCGTACTGTTTGTTGTAGTGTTCCAGAAGCTTATCGATCAAACAATTGATGCGTGCTTCCAGAACTTGGGTGTGTTCAGCGAGTCCGTGCATTGTTATTCGTTGAAGGGAGTTGGATGAGATCAACACCGACCATTGCAGATCCAGTGACGGATGCAATGATGATGACGAATACAACTTGGAGCACCTTGCTAGCAAGATTCTCGCGTGAGGCATGGTAAGAATCAAGGGTGATGAACTTGTTCTTACCCATGGAGTAGATGCGTTGCATGTGAGTTGAGATGTTGGGTGAATGTTGAGCAGGATGTGGAGTCCTGCAGTAAACCCACCGTCGATACGCGAACGTATTAAACTGTGTCAATGGAAATAGATCCAAGAAACTGGCAGTGGGTATGCTGGCAAGATGCCAAGACAATACCAGCCAAGCCCGGATGCTATGCATTGATTGATTCCAATGACAAGATTTTGTACATTGGACGCAGCAAAATACTGTGGAATCGTTTACGCAATCCTTCACATCATCCAGGTTTTCAACGTGGCAGTGTTGATTGCACAACCACTAAGATTTCCTGGATGACTGGATGGGATGCTTACGACTTAGAAAGAAGCTTGATTCTTCGTTGGGAACCAAGCTTCTGTCAAGAGCGTATCAAACGGAAGGGTTAAGGGCAGGAGTCTGATGTCAGAAGGGAATCTCTTCCAAGGTTGCTTCAGCCTTTGGTGCTGTGACCGCAGGCTGTACCTTGGGACGAGGGGCAGATCCAATGATCGCACGGACGCGAGTGAGTGCCATCTCGGGGTACTTCAGTGCCACAAGATCGCCATCACTCATGTAGTGCGTACGGATGCTGCTAAGTCTGACATCGTATTGAGTAAGGATGAGCTGCTGACCAACGACGAGTGTGCCGTTGTTATAGGCAGTCATCAAACCATTGGCGTTATTGAACTTAATGCGGCAAGCACCTTCGTACATATCGTTAACGACCATGGTGATCGCGAGGAACTCACGACCCTCATGGACGGCTTTCTCCATGTACGAGATGTTGCCAACAATGGTGTTAGAGAACATGACGTGAACTGAGTTGAGTTGAATAGCAGACGATGAGGTCTGCAGTAACCCATCCTTGCGGATGGGAAAGTGCAAACGTCAATTGCCCTTGATCTCTGCATTGTGTATGCAGTAGTACGTATCACCAAGGAATCCTTGGGTGTAGATGAGATTGTGATTTGGACGGGAGTTGCACGTTGCTTTGTAGTGCTGGTTGATGGCCTTCTGGCCAAGCACTGACAAAAACATGCCAACCCCTGTGCCAAGCACAAGGGCAAGTGTTGCATCAAACATGTAGTTCTTAGTCATGGTTCGGTGAGATGAAGTTGGACAGAGCAGTGCGGTAACCATCGATCTCATAGATCAATGCTTTCTTACGCACGTTGAGCTGCGCTTTGACGCGTTCAGGAGTTTGGTCTTGAGCAAGCTTGACCGCTGCGACGGCCAATGCTTGCGATAACTTCTTGCGTAACATGTAACTGAGTAGGCCACCCTCGGTGGGTGGCAATAACTGCCCAGGGGTTTGCACCCTGGGACCCGCTTTGACGGATCAGCTCACAGCGCGTAGTTTTGCAATAGCTTTCTCAAGCGTTGCAACCTCGTGCTTCTTGTATTCAACCTTTCTCTCAAGCCACTTGACTTGGCAGTCAGCTTGAATTGGTTTTTGCAAAGCATCTCTTAGGGCAACCACACCTAAGTCGACAGAAAGACCGTGATCTTCTGCAGCAGAAAGATACTGGTCTTCCACGGCTTTGACTAGCAGATGCAACTCCTCAGATGTGAACTGAAGAGTGTGCAAAGTGCCAACGACGTTAGCCACAGGAAACTCCTGTTGTGTGCGGTGCCCATCTCCGCTGGGGGCAATAACTGGACCAGGGTTTGCACCTGGTCACCCGCTTGTACGGATCAGTCTTCTTCTTCTTGCCAAGCAAGGCGCTCTTCTTCACGCTGACGCATGAATTTAATAATGCCTTGCACTTCGGCAAGTGTTAGGTAACCTGTTGGGTTACACATACCTGGAAACCACACTTCGTATGTGGTCTCTACACCTGGATCGTTGTGACCCATTAGTCCTGAACCTTTCGGTCCAGTGACAATGGATATCTCACCAACGAGATTGTCGATGTAGACCAGGTGGAAACCACCTGTTACACCAGGGTGTTGTACCCAACCAGTTGTCAGGTCGATCACAGATCTCTCCATGGTGCGGTGCCCATCTCCGCTGGGGGCAATGCTGAGTGGGGGGTTCGACCCCCCAGCATCACGCCTGGTACTCAGAACGGAACGTCATCCTGCGAAGCTGGATAAGACATAAACTCCATACGGATGTTGTCAAGACAATCATCTTCCCAACGCCAGGCTTGTTGACAAGCCTTCTCGTGGGTGGAGCATGCACGCTTGTGAACGTAGTCACCTTCTTCGGCTGTAACCAACCAGTACTCAATCATGGAACCAAGTAAATGCAATGGAACATCTGCGTGTTACGGATGCGCAGCCCCCGTTATCCCTGGATGTATTGATGTAAACTCTGAGTGAACTCTGGCGTAGCTCACTGTCTTATTTCGCGAAGCGCGGGGCTCTTCCCCAACTAGTCGCCAAATGTTAGGAAATCGTAACAATTGCTCGGCTTGGTAGGTATTTAGACCTAAAATCGACTCGCTTCTTGAGAATCGTTCTCAATAACGAGGTCAGGTTCTTTTTTTCCCTACGCATCCCCTCGCGGTTGGCGGTTGGGAGAAGCGTCAGGTAATTTTGTACCCTATTTGAGCCCTATAGGAGCCTTCCTTTTGTAGTAATTTATACCTAAATTGCTATTTTGTATGTTATTTCCCTACTTAGCCCAAAAACTTCAACAAAAAAGCCGGGTCTTACCCCGGCGTTTATGAATTATTTAACCTTATTTTAATTTTTTGATTTAGATTGCGCCTTTCTGTTGAAATTGCGTTGCCAAATTTACGGCTTGTTGATATTTTTCAACATCGGGAACCGCAACGGCTAGTTCCTGGTTAGCAGCAGACCTAGCCTTCTGTACTTCAAAAGGGTGAATACCACTTTCACGAAGTTGATTGGCACGTTCGTCAATTGTTTGACGAATATTTTCGCGTCTTTCTCTGCTTTCCTGGTCCATTTTAAAAATAAATCCCGCTAACCACGGCTCATACTCTTTAGTTTACAAGATGCTTACGTTTTTTAATTACCCAAAGTTAGAATGTACTCAACAAAAGATAAAAAATACGTTTTAAAAGGTTATGGCGCTCTCCCCTGCAGATTTCTACGCCTATAGCCGTGCAACAGGGGTGCCAATCCCTGAATCTCCAGAAGAACGGGTAAAAATAGCGCCTGAAGTTTTGGAATTTCGCCGTAATCAACTCAAACCACCAGTCGAAGAGTCAAATCCCCTCGGTGCGTTGGGTGCTGCCGCTGCTGCAGTAGGTGCATTAGCTGGTTTGGGGTTTGGTGCCAGGGCCTTAATGCGTCGCGGTCAACAGATTCCTAAAGGTCCAGCCCGCTCTGCAACCGCTGGAGTGACTAAAGCCAATCTTGCGGACATTCAAGCTGTTCGCCGTGCAGCAGCAACTTCAGAACCAGCTCCATCTAAAGCTCCCCCAACGCGACAAGCTGTTTACGCAGCTGTTGCCCAAAAACCTGAATCAGAGTTACCTAAGGTGTATCGCCCACAAGGCGATATTTACGACCGTATTTCTCGCGCAGCCGATCCAGAAGCTTTAGAAACGCAAACTTTAATTACCGACCCACGCACTGGAGAAATTTTTGCTCGTGGCCGCAGCCCCGAAAGGTTTGCTGAAACTTATGTGTCTTTACGTCCGGCGTTAACAGGCCAACGCACCGATCTTCCCGAAGGACGCACCCCTGGAACATTCAAAGAATTTAGTCAGAACATCCAAGCTAATTTAACGGATCTTCAAGATCAAGAAATTCTTAATACGCGTAATCAATTTATTAACGCAGTTGAATCTGGTGAAGATCAAACTACAGGTCGTTTTATTAAACAACTGAATATTGCAGACCCCTGGGGCCAATCCACTGTTCCACCAACGTTAGTTAATGAGCAGCAAGCAACGCCTCTTCTTTCGGCGGCTGCAGTTAGTCCACGGGAAAAAGCCCAAGAGTTTCTTCAATCGCGTTTTGAAGAATTAGGTGCCACGATGCCGGGCCGCTATCGGCGGGAACGTGCCATGGGTCAAGACCCAGCTATCGCGGAAGCCATGGAGCTGTATGCATCCACTGGTGACCCATCCGTCTTATCACGTTTGTCCGAAGCACCGTCTTCCCCGCTGACTGTAATACCACGTGTTCAAACAGAACTCAGAGAAAAAGAACAAATCCCAACCAGTATGTTCTTCAAACCCACAGGGCGAGGTGAGTTTGTTGACGACTTGTTTGAAAAAGATATTGCCTTAACAAATAAAATTTCTGCACTTGGCGAACAAAAACAAGCAATTATTAATCGTCTTAATGAAATTGATCAGTTGGAGCCACAACTTCGTTTTGCTGCTGCGGACGAACCTGATCAGGGCGGATATTACACCCGCATGCTCAATAAAATGCTGTTTGAACGTCAAAGCCTAAATCCAGAATCTATCAATGTTGATCTTGGTGACGCACTAGCAGAACGCAACTATGTGCGAGGGCAAATGGAATCTTTGGAATCCCTTGGATCTAAATACAATATGATTCCACGTCAAGAAGGAGTGCGTCCTTTCTTTGAAGTAGATCCAGTCACCGGTGAACCTATTGCAGAAACTCTTGAGATTCGTAGTGGTCGTCCCTCTGTTCAGTTAGACGAACAAAAAACTGGTGGCGGCCGTTATTTTTCTGCGTACGATCCAGAAGCTCAAACGGGTTCTAGCATCGGCATCTATGGAGTTGAACCACGCAACTTCCCGATTGCAGATCCCGAGCTTCGTCCGACTGCATTGCAACGCGAAGAAACCAAAATGACCTTGCGCCACGGTAGTTATCCTGGATTTAAAACAACAATTACTTCTACTCCTGAACAAAAACTTTCTTCCATTAACATGTCGCAAGCAACAATTCGAGCTGCTAAACAGCAAGCAGCAAGAAATCCACGTGGCGGTGTCTTACCAGATGAAATAACCCTTCTTCGTAGGCAAATGGCTGAGCCAGCTCAAGCTGAAGAAATTACTTTTGTTCCTCGCCTAACCCCTGATCCTGGCACACTTCCTCCTCAACAGTTAGGTTTAAAAGGTGTTACTGGATATTCCGCAAGACAAGTACAGTCTCCTGCTGACCTTGCTGCAAATCAGCTTGAAGCTTATATGAGTAGACTACAAAGAGGAAGATCAACACCTTTAACTTCTGAAGTTGTTATTCAACCCCGTTTAATTTGATCATGGCTGAGCAAAAAAAAGATAAAAAATGGATCCAAGGTGCCGACATTAAGGAAGGCGCTTTTACGGCTAAAGCCAAGTCCCGTGGCATCACACCCGCCCAGCTTCAAGAGAACGTATTGGGTGCTCCGGACAAGTATGATCCCAAAACAGTTAAGCAAGCTAACTTACGTAAAACTCTTGTAGGCTTACATAAGAAGAAAAAAGCTAAATGAAATTAGAGCAGCCTAGGACCTCACCAAATGACTACATAAAATTTGGTGGTGAAAAAGAACATAAAACAAACTTCAAAGACAATTACGATTTACCGGCATCTTCGGCTAAAACTCCGTGGATTCCATCTCGCTTTACTCAAGAAGATTTGACTAATCGCGTTGCTAATCAACGTACAACACGAAATAAAAAACTTAATTTTGTTTCAGAAGAACCTAAACCTGACTCTTATGTCATGTTTACAAACCTTGGGCGTTTTAATCCTGAAACAGATTATGACTTCACAATAGGGCGCCCACTTACTGAAATGTTTCCAGAGCAACAACCAGACTTCAATCCTTTATGGAAAGAAGTCTATACCTATAGTCCTGTTATTTCACCAGAAGAAAAAACTGAAAATCCATTTCCCAGGGCAAACAACCTAGATCCAAATGGTTATTTACTGGCAATGGCGGAAGAAGGTTTCACTACAAACATTCCAAAACTTCCGGATGTAATTTCAGAAAATCCACAGGGTTCTATCAACGTAGGTTAATCAACCTAAAATAAAAACATACTGGTAGATAATATGAACCTTTCTGGGCGCCTGCTGGGTTATTTAAAAAGGAATAAAGACCTTGTTGGTAACGTTGCAACAGGTAGTGCGCTTTCGGCAGGTTTTGGCATGATGGCCGGTGGTCCCGGTGTTGGCCTTGCATATGGCCTTGGTGATTTGGCAGTGGCTCTTCCTTTAACTGCTGCAGCACGCAAGATTCGTCCTCCCAAGACCAGACGTGTAGAAGTTGCTCCAGGTAAGTTTGAGCAAGAGATGGTTCCCTCTGGCCTGGAAACTGCAGCAAATATTGGTGGCTCTTTACTTTCTCCTCTTGCTACAGAAGCAATTGCTGGAAAGTTTTTAATGCCTCCTTCTGTTGAGCCAACGCAGGTGTCACAGGAGCAGCAGATCATGCAACAAATGATGCAACGCCAAGCAGTTAATAACTTAGAAGCGCCCCAAGCCGTTGCACCTGGTACTCAGTTCCAAGCACAAGGGATTGAACAAACTTTCCTGGATCAGTATCGCCAGAACATGGATAAAGTCCTCGGAGCTTATCCCCCTGAATATATTGAAGCCTTGCGTGCTGCTGGAGGTATTGTCTAATGAATCCCTTAGACATTGTTAAACAGTATAAACGTGGCTTCAAGAAAGCAGATATCGCACAAATTCGTATGGTCCGAGAGGGCCTTGGATACGGACAGAGTGTTTTAGACCCGCGTTTCAAAGAAGCAATTAAAGCAAAAGGTATTTCCGCACGGGAAACACCAAGCCAGTTTTTAGGTGCTTATACGTCCCGCATGCTGATTGATGTCGGCAATGACGGTACACGTACCTATTGGTGGCGTTGGAACCATCCCTTAGCAATTGCACAACGTGTTGCTGAAGTTGGTGTGCAGGAAATCGATACACCTACAGGCCGTGCTGCAGCAGGTCTAGCGATTGCAATACCGGCCGTTGCAGCTGCTGGTACTTACGACATCACAAATCCTGAAGAACAGTTCCGTCCTGAGGGTTACGCTCAAACTTATTCCCCTAAGGGTGCAGAAGATCGTCGTGCAACAGCACAACCAACCCAAGAGTTATTCGAACGTTTCTTCCTGGGACGTACTGGCGACCCTCTCAAGTACGCAACAGCAAAAGAAGAAATTCCTTCTTTAACACCTGAGCGTTATTCAAATTACCTTAACTTCCTTTACAACGATAAAGGTTTGCTTGGTTTAGGTATTGTCAAAGGAAC